CTGATTCGCCGATCGTGTTGTATATAGAGTTTCTAAAAATTTCTGACCGGGGATACTGCTCTCCGTAGCTCGGGTGTCATATATTTCTTCAAAGTTTCCAAAGTCTCCCGTTAACATCCCTTGTGGCAATACTTTACCATACGACATTGCCATTAAATACTCGTAGTACAAGGCCTGGTACTCTACAGCCCCGACTAGTGAACCTTGATATCCGGCCATTTCGATTGAGAAGTTAAACAGACGTTCAATATCTTCATATATCTTTTTACCCTCACCTGCAAACGTCGCAACAAGCAAGTCGCGATCGACTGGGTCTATAGGATTAGGAGTTTTAGAGTCCGACGTTATCGCATTGATATCACGCGAAGCTTTGGAAATAGTATTAGCGTACTGAAGGACTTTTGAGTCAAATATGTCTTTAAACTTTTTTCTTATTCGTCTTCGTGAAACGATTAGAGAATCGCGAACAACACGATTACTCTTTAACAGTCTCGATCGTGTTACTGGCAATAATACTTCCGTTTTCGCTATTCCATACTCATCAATTTCCCCCAGATACTCAGTAATACTCTTCTGCAGTAAAGCTCGGTAATCTCCAACTACTTCACGCAGCAGTTTTTCGTATTTCTGGTAAATCCTTACTGTATCCGGATCTACAATAGCCTCGCTTTCAATTTCTGCATAAAGACTTCGTGTAATCGACTCAAAAATCTCAATCACCCTACTGGAATCAAATCCAACCGCAAAAACTCCGTTAATCATAAAGTCTCGGAGTGGAGAAATTGTCACAATTTCACCGTTGTCAATACGATCAGTGATCGCAAGCAAGAGGTCTACTGCTACCCGATAGAACGCATTTTTCTCACTCTCGACTCCAAATTTTCCATACTCATCGAGTCCGCGAGTTACAATGCCGCCTACACGTTCCCTAACTAGCTCGGTTATCGCGCTCACGTGCTACAATACAAAAATCTTCCTACCTTGCTTTCAACCGGAAATTCCGGTGAAAGGGTATGAGAAAGGGTTGTACCAATTTGCTGTCATGTTACCTATTGCCATAGTATACACACCACGATCTGAATCTGAGAAGGATCTCAGCAGGATGATCAATCACTTAACCAGGATTCTCACCGATATCGACAATGTTAAAGTCGACTGCGTCGAGTTGAATACGAATAAAATCGTTGACTTCTCCTGCTATCGCACAGTTGTCGTATGCGGCTACGACCATGTCACTCTAGCCCATCTTCATTTTGCCTTAGAGTCTACTGACCCCACCACTACCCGTATCATTCTGTATGATGAGCCGGGCGCTAGCATTGAACGGGAGCTGAACACGCTGCTGGTGGCTGGATCCGATCGGGGGAGAGTCCCTGCATCTTCCACTACCCGTCTAACCCATTCCTGGTCTCACCGGGATATTGTTGCCACGATCCGCCAAGACCTGCTACAGTATAGTGATGGACCAGAACCTGCTAGACAACCTGCTAGCCCTGAGCCGGCTAAACCTCGACCCGGACGTAGTTCGCGAGGTCCTAGAGCACGAAAAGTGGACGGTAAAGGAGAAGCACCGGCACGAGAAGGAAATGGCGATGATGGGGGTGAGCGGGCATCAAGGGAAAGCGACGACCAGTGATGCTGCGGACCGTTTGTTTAACGCTGAAACGTCTTGCGGCCAGTGTGACGATAGCCACATTGGCCTCATCGCTAAGACGAAAGTAAACTCAGGCGCGTTGATAAGGGCGAAAGAACTAGAGAATCCGGAAAACCTGCCCCTACCTCTTCTCGCTCTTCCTATCACAATATCCTGGTGTGGGCAACGAATGGGTCGATGGACACAGGCCAAAGACACGAAAGTCGCGTATAATCTTCGCGACGACTTGGACAAAGCGGTCGAAAAGTATGGTAAAATAAAAGTACATAAGGCGTTTGAGCTAGTATCCGCCGCCCTCGGTACCATTGATGCCCGTATTGTTACCGAGCAACTCGATGCAATACAGACAGAGGCGCAGGAAAAATTGTCCAACAGTTTTTCAAGCTCTCCGCTGTTCGCCGAATTCCACAAAGCATACCCGTTTATCGACTCGGAGCAGTTTGATAAAATCTACGAGGCCAATAGTCGCGAGTTTGTCAAAACCGCTATACATTTTCTCCGATCGACATTCAACCGCTATCCGCCCTCCGAACTTTCTCATATTCAAGGCTGGGATCAGCGGTATCTCCAACATCTACCCAACTACCTAAAATTATGGCAAGACGAACTAAGAAAAATGGAAACCAGGATGCGGATAGCGCAAAAAGCTTGGAAAGACAGCGTGGGATTAACGTCCTGACCGACACCACGTATGGCGTATACGTCGATGGAGCGGAGGAAACAATTGACATGTACGAAAGAGGCGAGATGAGCCGTGAAGATCTTTATCAATCTATCCTCAATCTCGATGTGGTCTACCGCTCGGCAGACGAAAAAACCGTTGAAAGCGAAATAGACACGTAGTTAGTTTGATGTCCGCCGAGACGAAAAGGGTTGTTAAAACCGGTTATAACGACCGACTATATTCGCTCGGCGTTAACCAGGGCGCACTGGGTGGATACAAAGGTGATCCGTACACATGGGGCGGGCTCCCAACTGTCCTTACCGGTGCTATCCTTCCTCGCCGTGACGACATTCTTATCGAGGAGGGTGGTGGCGGCCCCCGTGCCATCGAACAATATACCCGACTGTTCAACGACAGCGCGGTAATTTCGGCGTGGGAAAAGTTAGTCGGAGAGATTATTCAGCGCGAATGGCACGTTTATCCCACATCAGATTCGGATAAAGACGAAGAAGTGGCGGAATTTGTCCGTCAGACTCTTTATCACCTCGGTACGAACACTCGGCAGAGTCGGGGTCGGGACATGCTAGTCAGCTCGAATACAGGGTTTAACGCATTCGTTAAGGGCATGGCGGAATCGTTGATTCTCGGCATGAGTGTGGGTGAGATTTGCTGGATCAGACAGGGAAGCTACGTTGTCCCCAGCGAGATCAAGATTCGCGATCCGAGGCGGTTTCAGTTCATCCTAAATGAAGATGGCTCAATCAGCCCCCGAATCATTACAATTCAATCTCCGGTCGAAGGGATGCCTATCCCTCTCCGCTCAATGGTTATTCATCGCCACTGGGCGTACAATAACCTTGCGGACCCATATGGCACTGGCCTAGGCCGACAACTTTACAGTCTGGTAGAATTCCGCCGCACGCTATTATCATTCTGGCTACAATACGCTGACAAGCATACTACTCCGACTGCGGTAGGTAAGTTTAGCCTCGGTACCCCTGAAGAGGAGGTAAAGTCATTGTTTACCGCGTTGCAACGACTAGGTCAGGAGACGGCGATTGTCGTACCAGACGAGATGTCGATTGACTATTTGACATCAGACTCCAGGGCGGACGTATACCAAAACCTTATCAGCTACATTGACCAGCAGATCTCATTTCTAATTAACGGTGAAGCGACGGTAGGAGCAGAAGGTACCGGGGTTGGCAGTTACGCTCGTGACCAGATTGCCGACTCGGTACGGATTCGAAAATCTAAGAGTTTTTCTGATCAGCTCGACGAAACCATTAACGCGACACTGATTCGGTGGATCGTGGAGTTGAATTATCCGGGCTCGTCGGTACCTAGAATCTCGCGCGATTTCAGCGATATCGAGCAGCGTGGCGAAGATCCGATCAAAACGGTTCAGATACTTACTCAGCTTCAAGCGGTGGGTTACCAGGTTACCGATCTTGACTGGGTGCGTGATAAACTCAGGATTCCGTCGCTTGAGAAAATCTCGATGGAAGAAATGATGGGCGGGATGGGTGCGGACGCTGGTATGGGCGAACATAGAAATAGTCGTAACCCCCAAACCGCTAATGCCGGTGAATCCAACGGACCGGTAATTGGCGAAAGCGTGATTGGAAAGCTGTTGTCGTCTTCGCCTCCACCCCTGTCCGCCGAAAACCTCGACTTCAGCGAATTTGACGAGAGTGGCGACTTGAAGGATGAGACGACTCGAGACAAAGTCGCCAAAAAAATTGCTGAGCGGTTTAATCAGGGTGGAATGGATGAAGTTGGCTGGGACAGGTTATCCGCAGGCGTATCGTCTACCGATTCCGAAAACTCTAAGATCAATGTCGACGAGTATACCACGCCCGGAGATATTATCTATGTAACTAAACGTCTGCTGGATGAGATTCGATCCGTACCCAGACAAATCCCGTATCAGCATGATACCCTTCGCATGGATCTGGCACGTTTTGAGAATATTGTTCTACGTGGCGACGACCTTGATACGGATAGTGTGGAAAATCTCGTAAAACTCTACTCATCCGCCTATCGTCTTAATCGAAGTTTTGTTCATCGTGAACTTGTCAATATCGATCCGGAATCCCTTGGCTACTGGGCTGACTTCGCACCGTACTACATGTGACGGATTTTTTCTTGTGTTGAAAGCTAGGTAGATAGACGAGACACCCACCGTCATGCTAAACATCCGTCCAATTACTCAGTCTCAGTTTCTCGTATTTACGAGCCTAACTCCTGATCTTTACTTCACCTCTTTCACCGGCGTTCGTGATACCAGCGCTACCTCACAGTACGCGCATGCCACCCAGCAGCGTATCTATAATCTCCGGGGCCCCAAAACCCTAGCTGAGATGACTCTGTCCACCCCCTTCGATCCCGAGATCCACGCAGCATTGGTGGATATTTGGAACGGTACGGACAATTGTCAGTACTTTACGACTACTGTGACTCCGGTTACTTGTGGTGAAAATCCTCAACCTCTCGGTCGCGAACTAATTGTATTCAACTGCCAATGGTCTAGCATCAACTTCGGCCAGGTTGACCGCACTAGCGGTAACCCCAGTACGCTAGAAGCGACGATCGTAGGCGACTACTACACTTATCTATAAGTTAAAGGCCCATGGCCGCGCGTTCGTTCGTTACGGGCTGTAATTTAACCGCCGATCAGCTCGCGGCGGTGAACGCGCGTGGGATAACAACAAATAGTATAGCTAATACCGGCTGCACTGCAGCCGGACTTAATACTTGCGGTCGTGATGCAAGGGAATTAGTAAACCTGTATCCGTTGTACGATCCTGAACGCGGTGTGTATACAGAGTGGGGTAATATCCCTGTTCCATGGGACCACGAGGACGCGATTAGTGATGAGCGCTGGCAAGTAGCCGCGTACACGGATGAATACGCGTACAGAATAGGAGACAAAGTAATTGTCTTAGAATCCGACGGTTTAACCGTTGTGGTCTATGAAGCGATTGTTAATGTACCAGTACCCGCTGGAGCGTTCGATCCGGCTCAATGGTCGGAAATATGTCGGGTAACGGTCTCCGAGCCCGTTGGATTGCCTGACGTAACAACGTTATTATCTAAATACGATTTTTACAACCCAAAGCCGTTTTTAACTGCCTGGTCGGATTTTGAATCGGAATGGGACGTAGATTTAACTACACCAAATTCGGATGAGTGGGATGATGCGAAAATAGCGAAAACGTATTTCTATCGTTCTGGAGACACAGTTTTATGGAATACTCGGTGCGATGACTACACTTGTGTGTATGTGGCCACGTCTGATATGCCAGCGACCCCCAGCCTAATCGTACCAGGCCCACCCCCTTCCGCCTACTTCTCCCGCCTGTATTGTATCCGTAACGGTAACCTAAGCACATGCGGTAAAACCACATCCTGCGGACCGGGACGTGTCATTGTCGATCTAGGTAGCGACGGTACCGATCTAGTCTGCGTGCCAGTTGAAAGCGATATAGGGGTAGGACCGAGAACGAATGGCTACTAATCAATACGGGAAGTCCTGTACGCCAAATCTTGGTGGAGTGTTAGACCAGTATACTAAAGCGGAAGTAAATAGTCTATTAAACTCTAAAGCGAATACGAGTACGACGTACACGCGGGCGTATATTGACTCTGAGCTAGCGACGTTATCCGGATTAATAGCCGGCCTACAAAGCTCAAAAGTATCAACCACTCAGCTAAATACGGCGTTAGCAGGTTTGCAAGCGACCATTAACGCTAGTGTCGCTGCGACATATGCGACTTTAGCCGGTACATATACTAAAACCCAGGTCGACGCTCTTATCGCTGGTATCGACCTTGATCCAAACACTCTGCTACGCAGAACACCAACCACCACAGCCCAAAATACCATTAACCCGGGTTCCAATAACGCCATCGCGTTGACGGTTCGTGGCTCAAGCGTCAATCCTATTGTTACCGAATGGCGCGATAATACCGATGACCGGATCGGGTACGTAAGCAACTCGGGCGGTGTGGTTTTTGAAAACAAATTATCACTTGGTCGCCTGGTATCCAATGGTGACTACGCACTCGATCTCAACAGTAAACGGATTACCGGTGTTGCCGCACCCGTTCTTGGTACCGATGCAGTCCCATACAGTACACTTCAATCCTACGTTGCTGATTTCTTTGAAGATGCCGTACGACCTGACGGCATACCCTTTTACTCTCTAGACGGGGGAACATACTAATCATGTCACGAGATTCCTACCGCCATATTCGAAGCGCGGTATTTGAAAAACGCCCACTATCAACCTCAATATTGGATGGAGAGTTAGCGGTTAATTACCATACCAATAGTGTTGGTGTGTATCTGCGGGATACTCTAGGGAAAATCCGTAAGGTCGGTCCGGCACATGTTGGCGTATCGCCTCCTACCCCTGTTAACTACACTGATCTGTCTGATGGTGAATTGTGGATCGACAAATCCGGATTAACACCGGTCCTTAGAGTTTATAACGAATCGACGGATTCGTGGCAAAGCACTGGTATCCTGGATTCCGCTCTAGGAGCGAATGAGATCATTGTCGGAAGCCCCAGCGGAACCGCTCAGTCCTACGCGTTAGATACCGGTTCGTTTTTTGTTGACAATACTGTAGGATCGTTGGAAGTTCGGTTGGCCGATAATATAACATTTGGCTCGTACGGGTTCGTTAGCGAAACAGGTACCGGCCTGCGTACCAGCGTATTCAAAACCACTGTCGCTTCGGGCGAATCCGGATGGGTAGAACTAGAATCGTATGATAAGACCCTCTATCGAAGTGGCAAATATATAGTAGAAATTTTAACCGGCACCGGGTCCGTTTCTGTAACCGAACTGCTCTTATCTCATAACGGTACCGATACATTCTACACCGAATACGGTGCGGTCGGAAGCACAGATAATCCGCTAGGCGATTTCCAAGCTGTTATTATCAATGTCGCTGGCACTGACATGGTGTCGTTACAGTTTCGACGTTCGGTAGGGGTGACTGGAACCGTCACAATCCGAACCGCTCAAGTTTCTCTATTCTAAAGGGCTCGTTGAAAGCTAAATAGAAATAGAACGAAAAGGGTGATATACCCCCTTTACCTACCGTCATGCCTACTGCCAGACAGCTTAACGTTAGACACGGACTCAGGGTCGGCGGTAAAAGTTTAGCGGATGGGTCGGGCGTCTTAACCGATGTCGGCAATATATCTACCTTGTCGACAACGAATAAGACTAGTATTGTCGCGGCGGTAAATGAAGTAAAAGGGAATTTCACTAATATTGACACGGCGGATGTAGCCGAGGACCCGTCATATCTTTACTTCACAAACGCGCGCTCACGTCAATCGATCAGTGTGATGGACAGCGGTGGCGATGGCTCGTTGTCCTATGACAACGTATCCGGCGTACTAACGTTTACCGGTCCGAGCGCGAGTGAGGTTCGAGCACATTTTTCCGGCGGAACCGGTGTTACGATCACGAACGGTACGGTTGCTATCGGCCAACCGGTATCGACTAGTTCGAGCGTCACCTTCGCTAACACTACACTGACCGGCGTCCTTTACGGTCCGAGTCAATTTGTTATCGATCCGGCCGCGCAAGGTGATAACACCGGCGAAGTAATTATTCTCGGCGATTTAACCGTACAAGGTACCACGACTACGATTAACTCGACTACGGTCGAGATCGAAGACAAAAACATCGTTCTTGCGAAATCTGCAACTAATTCTTTACAAGCAGACGGATCAGGCATCAGCGTTGCTGGCAGCAACGCAAGCGTTCTATACGCCGCACTTACTGATTCCTGGAACTTAAATCGAACGGTTAAAGGAACTGATGGTAGCGAATCGTCCCCCACGTATTCATTTACGTCCGACCCAGGACTCGGTCTATACCGGTCAGCGGATAATCAGTTATCTATCGCTACAAACAGTCTTGAGCGACTCCGAGTATCGGACACGCTGGTCACATTAATCAACAGTGTCGATTTTGTATTAAACCGTGGAACTTACGATGGTAAAATAACAACAACCTCGTTAACTAACAACCGCGTATACACGTTACCGAATGTATCTGGGACTCTGGTAACTACTGGTGACACAGGTACTGTGACCAGTACGATGATCGCTGACGGAACGATTGTCGATATCGATATCAACGCGGCAGCGAAAATTTCGGTATCGAAACTGGCGGACGGATCGGCACGACAGCTTCTCCAGACCGATGCAGCGGGGACCGGGGTCGAGTGGACGAGTAACGTTGATGTTCCTGGCACCCTCGACGTCACTGGCGTCGCCACATTCGACACTAAAATATCTATCGGTACGGCTGAACCTACTACACAACAGGAAGTTGGCTGGAATGCGGACAAAGGCACGTTAGAAATCGGGTTACGTGACGGAGTTAAAAGTCCGTATGGGCAAGATATCATCACCCTGTGTCGTAACGGAACCGCTTCGACAATTGCCAAAGGTGCGGCGGTTATGTTCTCAGGCACTATTGGCAATAGTGGAATGTTGAAAGTGGCGCCTATGGTCGCGAATGGAACGTATCCGGGGTATGTGTTCTTCGGCGTAGCGGCTCAAAGTATTGCGGCGGGAGCGGATGGATACGTCCGGTCGTTCGGTGAGATTAAGGGAGTGAATACCAATATTAACGAGGGAGGGGTTAACGGTCAATGGGTCGAAGGCGATATCTTGTGGTGTAATCCGGCCACACCTGGCGGATTCACTAAAACCGAACCGCTGGCACCGAACCTTAAATTGCCCGTCGCCGCAGTGGTTAGTGTTGGCAACAATGGTATTTTGTTTGTTCGTTTGGATACCGGTAATCGTCTCCAAGATCTACACGATGTCGACGCGAATGGTACTACGGCCAATAACGAATTACTTCAGTACAACGCTAGCGCGTCACGCTGGGAACACCGAAGCAATATCACGATACCGGGAGTTTTAACCGTAAGCACTGGCACTTCCTCAGCACCTTCGATCACATTTAATGGCGACACGGATACAGGTATCTATTCACCCGGCCCAGGATCTCTCGCCTTCACTGTAAACGCTTATTCCTGGACATGGCCGACAACTGACGCAACCGTGCCGGGATATGTCCTAAAAAGTAATGGAAGCGGGGTTATGTCCTGGGGACTGCCCGTTGCCGCAACAGGAGGAAGCACAGACCAAGTTTTCTATGAAAACGGTCAAGTTATCACTACAAGCTACACACTTACTTCAGGAAAAAATGCTATGACTGCTGGACCAGTTACTATTAACTCAAACGCTATGGTAACAATACCTAGCGGACAAAGTTGGGTAATCGTTTGAGGTAACTACTATGGCTATTCAAATAAACGGCAGCACAGGTATTAGCGGAGTTAATGGTACTGGGACAAACCCTGTCTATAGTGGAGGAGATAGCGATACCGGCATCTTTTTCCCAGCACTTGGTCAAGTAGCGATTACGACTAACGGTGTTCAGAGACTTTTGATCACAGAGACTGGAGATATACAATCGGCTAGTGTGTTAAGTTTTCCGGGTGGTAGTGCATCAGCCCCGAGTATAGCGTTTACGGGAGACACGGATACGGGGCTATACAGCCCCAGTGCAAACAGCGTAGCCATCAGCACTAGTGGGTCTGGCAGATTGTTTGTTGATGCGAGTGGAAGGGTTGGTATTGGAACATCCGGGCCTGGATTCCCGCTTGAAGTGCGGGCTACATCAAGCACAGGCCAAGTACAGATACTTGGATCCGACAACACAAACGCGACATGGAGACTTGCTACACCAAGCAATAGCGTTGTTGCATTTGGTGGCGCCCCAGCACACGCAATTGCATTTGGTGGCTTTGATAATACTACCCAAACATTTAGCGAACGCGCCCGCATCGACAGCTCTGGCAGGCTCTTAGTGGGCACATCTAGTGCGCGTAGCAATTACAGAAACAGTCTCGTCCCCAATATTCAACTGGAAGAAGCGGGAGCAGAGGGCGGACTCGCTGTCTTCCATAACGCCAACGCAGCAACAGGTCCGCTGATTTGGCTTGGAAAATCACGAGGAACAACAGCAGGATCCAGCACAGTTGTTCAAGACGGTGACACCCTCGGCGCAATCCGTTTTAATGGTGCTGATGGAGCAAACGTAATACTTGGCGCCCAAATAGGCGCAAATGTAGATGGCGCTCCCGGCACAAATGATCTGCCAACGAGACTGGTGTTCTCTACTACTGCGGATGGGGCGAGTTCTCCGACGGAGCGGATGAGGATTGATAGTGCCGGTCAAATCGAAGCTGGCTCTCTTGGTACTGCTGCAGCACCCGTATGGAGTTTCTTGAGTGACACCAACACCGGCATTTACTCACCCGGCGCAGACCAAGTAGCCATCAGCACTAATGGCACTGGGCGATTGTTTGTTGATGCGAGTGGGAATGTCGGGGTTGGGGTGGCCAGTGCAGGAAAAAGATTAGATGTTTCAGGTGGTGATATACGTTTTTATGCTGATGGTTCAAACATAAATGTATCTATCAACAGACAAGGAAACGGTATTTACAACCCAACTCTAACTATATGGTCGGCATACAATGCCACATATCCAATGCACGAATGGGGATCTGACGTTGGCGGTAATTATTACAAGTATTTGGGAAGTTTTGGCTTAAGATTTATAGACTCGGCCACTAGCGCTGAGCGCATGAGGATTGATTCCTCCGGCAGATTAGGCATAGGGACCAGCTCGCCCAGTGCAAAAACTGAAATCAGTTATTCGTCCACTGCGCCGTCGCTTTCGTCTAACTCTGGAGCCGCGCTTGCTTTAGCGGGTACTTCAGCCGTTCAACTTAATTTCGGAACCAACCCATCTTCTCCATATAATGCTTGGATACAAACAAGAGATACAGGAACTAATTCGGCATTTCCACTATCTATTAACCCTTTAGGAGGTAACGTAGGGGTGGGCACCACGAGCCCTACATCACTTTTACATCTTTCTACATCTGCCCTAGCAGATTTGCGTTTTACCGATCCAGGAGAAGCAACAGATCAAAAGAATTGGTCTTGGCAAACTGGCACCGGCATTGGTGCTGGCACTTTCCGCCTACGCGCTATCAATGACGCAAACTCAACCGGTGAAAATGCTTACATCGTTACAAGATCTGGAGCATCCGTTCAAACTCATCAGTGGTTGACCGCTGGCTCAGAACGCCTCCGCATCACCTCGGCAGGCAACGTGGGAATTGGCACCACGAGCCCTAGCTCTAAGCTATCTATTGTTACTTCTGCCAATAGTCCAGCTTTTGATATTACAGATGCTTCTACATCTGATTTTATAATCACGCCTGGAGTTTCAAGCGGCGTTTGTAGAGTTGGCCCAGCCACAGGGGCAATGTCTCTTTACACTGCAAACACCGAACGCGCCCGCATCGACAGCTCCGGCAGGCTCTTAGTGGGCACGTCTAGTGCGCGTGCTAACTTCTTTAACTCAACATTGTCTTCGGCTATTCAAGTAGAAGGTAATGATACAAATCGAAGAATTTCAGTAGTTGGCGGCGCTGAAGGCTATCCATATGTAATATTGGGCAGACAAAAAGGAAGCACAGGACAAAACGTCAGTGTTTCTAGTGCTGATGGTCTTGGCGCTATTACATTCCAGGGGAATGACGGCTCAGAATTTGTTGAAGCTGCAACAATCGAAGCGTATGTAGACGGCACCCCTGGTGCTAACGACATGCCAGGCAGGCTGGTGTTCTCCACTACTGCGGATGGGGCGTCTTCTCCGACAGAGCGGATGAGGATTACGAATGATGGAAAAATTGGTATTGCAAATAACGGTGTAATTCAACAGGGTTCTGGAATTGGTGGTGGCTCTGCTGCAGGTATTCTTGAGTTGTATAACGGTGGAACTGGTAATACGACCCTTGAAAATACAGGCGCGTTTCCAATCTTATTCAAAACAAACGGCAACGAGCGCTTACGTATTACTGCAGGAGGCCTTGTAGGGATTGGCACTACGAGCCCTGCCAAACTTCTTCATGTTCAATCAGGCAGTGTTTCAGGAGCGGCTCGCGGAGGTTCATCTACTAAAACATTATTTGAAAGTTCTGATGCCGCAACCAGTTATTGGGAGTTTCAAGCTGCTTCTACAGCATCAAATGATATTTTATTTTCAAAGGGCAGTACAGGTTCTTACGGCATTGTTGGGTATGACCACGCCAGTGATGCTTTAAGGTTTTTTGCTAATTCCGGCGAACGCGCCCGCATCGACAGCTCCGGCAGGCTCTTAGTTGGTACGTCTAGTGCTGCTGGCGGTCAAGTAGAAGCAAAGACCGCAGTCGTTTCAGCCGGAAACCCGGCTTATGACAAAAAAGCATTTATTGCAAATATTGCATATTCAACAATAAATATAACCTCGTCATTACTAGCTGGTTTTGACGGAGCTGCTATTCACGGCGTTGACATTGGTTATAGATACAACGGCACTGGGTACGATTTAACACTTGGAACTAATAGCACTACCCTTGGTTCTCCGACGGAGCGGATGAGGATTGGACAGAACGGTTATATCCAATGCTCAGAAACTGGTACTTACAGTCCAGATGGAGGATCTGTTTGGCATAAATTCTATCAGTCTGTTAATGAGCGTTGCCTGCAAACATATAACACAGCCGGAACATTTACAAATTATGCTTTAACGCAATATATAGCAGCAGGCGGCGGTACTGGGTCCGGCTTTGCGTCTGGTTTCAGCGACAGCGGGTCCATCCAGCGATACATAATCTTCTCAAACGGAAACATCCAAAATACTAACAACAGCTACGGCGCAATTTCTGATTTAAAACTGAAAGAAAATATTGTTGATGCGTCTGAGCAATGGAATGACATCAAAAACCTTCGCGTTAGAAAATACAATCTTAAGCAAGGTGGAGCGCACACCCAGATTGGCGTGATTGCGCAGGAAATTGAGCTTGTTTCTCCTGGTCTTGTTTATGAAACAACTGACCGCGACACAGATGGCAACGACCTTGGCACCGTCACCAAGAGCGTGAACTACTCAGTGCTCTACATGAAAGCCGTCAAGGCGCTGCAGGAAGCAATGGAGCGCATTGAAACCCTTGAAGCCGAAAACGCGCACCAAAAAGCCTCTTTAACTGACATCCTTTCCCGAATCTCTGCGCTTGAGGGCGCGTAAATAACAGATACCCATGTCAACACTAGTCACCACAAACCTAAAAAACCCCTCCAATCCTGGTAATAACCTTGTCCTAGAGGCAAACGGGTCCGTATTATTTTCGGCCGGTACCGCAACAGTTCCGAGCATATCGTTTACAGGTGATTTAAACACCGGCATTTACTCCCCCGGCGCAGACCAAGTGGCAATTAGCACTGGTGGGTCTGGCAGGTTGTTTGTGGATGCGAGTGGGCGCGTTGGTGTTGGCAGTGCACCATCGGTTGGGAATGGTATTCACGCAACAATCAACACTAACAACTATGGGACTGCGCTTGTTTTACAAAATGCCAATGTCAATGGCTGGGCTGCAGAAATGCAGTTTCTTGGAATAACTACAACAGATACTCAAGCAAAGATCGGAGCGCTTGCAACCGGTCCAGGTACAAATTCCGGCGCATTGGCTTTTTATACGGCAAATGCAGGTTCGTATTTAGAACGCCTGCGCATCACATCGGCAGGGCTTGTAGGCATAGGGACCAGTTCGCCTGTAGCACCACTCCACGTTTCTGGTTCTGGTGTTTTTGCAAGACTGACGGATACACAAGCATATAGCTTTGGAACCTCAGGACCAATACTTGATTTTACGGGCAATGATAGTTCTGGAGCAAGCATACTATTTGCCCGTCTACAAGGCAGTCCTAGTAACGGAAACCCTGACCGAGGATTCCTGAATATATTAACTCGTGTCAATGGCGTAAATACAAGCACTCTGCAGGTTGGCACAGGTCTTGCGGCAGATGTTTTTGTTCCAAATGGGCGCCTAGGGATTGGCACTACGAGCGTTGGTGCAAAGTTTCACATAGACGACGCCTCCACAGGCGCTCTTATCAGAATTAGCTCCAGTACCAACGGGAGTGCTCGCGGAATTGAATGGTATAACAACGGAAGTGCCAATGTCTACGGCAGTATCACCAGTGATTACACTAGCGGTACTTTTACATACGATGCAGGGCGAAGCGCTTATGCCGGTATTCATGTTTTCCGCATAGGGACAGGCGGAGAAGCAGCCCGCATCGACAGCTCCGGCAGGTTGTTGGTTGGTACGTCTAGTGCATCTGGAGTGAATAGCAATACCGCTCCTGTTTTAGCTGGAAATTTTGCCTCATTTACTGGTTCAGTTAGCGCCAATCACAATACAGCCACCACTTTGTTTACTTTAGAAAATCTGAATGCTACATACATGGTTACTGCGGTAATTACAGGTACTGCAAATGCAGGCGCTTATCATGCTGTTTACATTGTCGGATCAGTTGTGACAAACAGCCATAGCATTCAAGCATTAAAAGCCGGATCACTTCTTACTCTTTCTCTTAGTGGCGCTAACGTCCAGGCAACCCAAGGCTCAGGAGTGGCACAAACAGTCACCTGGAGCGTTACTCGAATGGCAAACCTCTAAGTCCCCTTCACCAATCACCCAAAAAGTCATTAAATTTTAGCGCATAAACTAAACCCCGCACGGTTAACATTCGCCCCGTTGAAAGCCTTTAAGAAGGCGGTGACGCGCGTATTAAATTTCCATGACTTTACGACTCAACGGATCAGCCTCTGGCTATACCGAACTCGAGGCCGCACCTGTAGCCGGTAATAATAAAATAACCTTTCCGGCCAGTTCTGGTTCATCCGGTCAGATTCTTAAAAACAGCAACGGAGTATTGGACTGGTCGCAGATACGGGAAAATGCGGATGGTTCGATATCGCTGGTAGCCGGCACCGCAGCGGCACCGAGTCTGTCGTTTACGGGTGATTTAAATACTGGCATTTATTCCCCCGGCGCAGACCAAGTAGCCATCAGCACTGGTGGGTCTGGCAGGTTGTTTGTTGATGCAAGTGGGAATATTGGGATTGGAGTTTCAAGCCCTCAAGAAATTATTCACGCCAGTGGCAATATTCGCCTTGTTAATGGCGCCGGATTTGCATCTGCCAATTCTCTTATCAGTAAAATTGGTTCTTTTGCTGGTTCTGCAAACCAATTTGACGTTGTTCAAATTGGCTTTTTAACTGGTTCATTTAGCGACCAGGGGCAGATTACGTTTAGTACTAATAATAGTTCAGGTATTGCCGAGCGTATGCGAATTACGCAGGCAGGGCTCGTGGGCATAGGGACTAGTTCGCCTAGTTATAAACTTGATGTTCAAGGAGGTGTTATTAGTGCTGGAAATGGCACAATTTACGGAGGAATTGGTTATTCAACTCGTCCAGAAATCGGTTCGCTTTCAAACCATGATTGTGGGTTTATGACAAACAGCACCACAAGAATGCTGCTGGATACGTCAGGCCGTTTAGGGATTGGCACTACGAGCCTTAACGCCAAGCTAGTAGTATCAACCAACAATGAAAATTTTGAGTTTAGTCCAGCAACTACCACCTTCAACGGAGGGGTATTAGAGTATCTAAATCGAAACACAAATACTACAAGACCTGATCTTAATTATTATCTAGGAAGCACAACAGGCGGCTCACATAAGTTCTGGACAGATGGTACCGAACGCGCCCGCATCGACAGCTCCGGCAGGCTTCTAGTGGGCACGTCTGATGGGTCTGGCGGTGTAAGCAAACTGGTAGTTCAAGGTGCATCAAACGGTTCTGCTGTTGGTGTTGCGCAGATCTCTTACAACGGATTGGCTTCTGCAGGGTTGGGAGCTGGGACTGACATTGGTTATTTGCGTTTTACTGACCAAAGCAGTAACTCAGGTGTATTCGCCCAGATAACAGCTACCGCCGATGCGACCAGTGGGGCAAATGACTACCCAGGTAGGCTGGTGTTCTCCACTACTGCGGATGGGGCGAGTTCTCCGACGGAGCGGATGAGGATTACAAGTGATGGAACTGTATTTATTGGAAAAACTGTAAATGATTTTACTACTGAAGGTGTTCAAATACGCCAAGGCAATGCAACAACAGCTTTTGTTACTGGCGGGGGCACGGTAGTTACTTTTTCTAGAACGACTAACGACGGTACAATTGTTTCACTCCGTCAAGATGGCATTGAAGAAGGTACTATTTCTGTTTCTGGCACAACCGTTTCTTACAACGGCGCTCACTTAAGCCGCTGGTCTCAACTTCCTTCTGGTGCTGAGCGCACTGAAATCCTGCGTGGCACTGTTCTCTCCAACATTGACGAGATGTGCGAATGGGGCGAAGAGGACAATGAACAGCTCAACCGAATGAAGGTGAGCGACGTTGAAGGTGATAAGAACGTGTCCGGTGTGTTCCAGGCTTGGGACGATGACGACGACACCTACACCAACGACTTCTACTGCGCAATGACGGGTGACTTCATTATCCGGATCGCTCAGGGCGTCACTGTCGAGCGGGGTGATCTGCTCATGTCCGCAGGTGATGGTACCGCCAAACCCCAAGACGACGACATCATCCGCAGTAAAACCATCGCCAAAGTCACCAGCACCAACGTGAGCTGCACCTATGGCGACGGCAGCTACTGCGTGCCTTGTGTACTTATGGCTTGTTAACTAATCTTTTCTGTCGTTTTGCTAAAATTCCGTTGATAGCTACTATAGGGTACTCCCATTATTGTTATGTCTGACATCCAATTCACCTGGTCCATCGCTAATCTAGAACGACACACTGCCGATGGCATTGTATACACAGCGCATTACCAAGTTTCCGCCACCGACAACGTCTACAGTTCCGGCGCCTATGGTTCTATCGGCCTCGAAGCCCCGGCAGAAGGAGATACCGTCATCCCGTACTCCGAACTTACCTCCGATATCGTAATCGGCTGGGTAAAAGAAAAGCTAGGCGGTGCGGAAAAAATCGATGAGATTCACGCCGCTCTGGAACAGCAAATCCTAGAGCAGCGTCAACCTACCAAAGCCTCAGGCGTACCGTGGTGATAAGTTAAACCGTCAATTTCTTAACCGTTTCCACCATCCGCTCAAGAAATACGGGCGGAATTTTTTTATCCATGTCAGCGCGGGCTACATCTGGATCATCCGGCCAACCGGATGAAACATAACCCACAAACTCCTTCAGTTCGTCGATACTGATCAGGCTGCCAGGCAACAGATTCCATATCGTTGGCGTCTTAACCAGAACATCGCCGTTCGGCAAAATGACGCAATCGCCCACTTCGCAGTCGGTGGGAATTTTGTCCGTACTGTTGCGAAGAATGTAAATGGAGGGGGACATAGCAAAGGGAGAAAATAAACGGGCGGTTTCCCGCCCGCGTGCGATCAAAACTCAGAGCTAGGTGCTTCCTCCAGCTCATCGCCGCTATCTGCGAACAAACCGTCAAGCGCTTGTTCAAGCTGCGCGACCATACTATTAACTAGGTGCTGATTTCGCGACGCTTTCGCATCAGCATAGGCGTCGATCAGTGTTGCGAGATCCTTTTTATTCATAAGAAAGGGGGGGTAGGTAAAGTAAAGCGGTCATTTCCGACCACTGTTATCATAGCACAGAAACCCGTTGAAAGCACAGTAGTAGAGTTAATTCGTTTCCGTGGCTCAAGACATTCAAAACTTCGATATTTCGAAGACCTTTAGAAACGTCGTTCTTACAACCGTTACCGGTCAACCCGATACCGACGGAGTACCGACCACTTTCTTACCCCTCCGACGAACTGGCAACCTTGCTCTCCGTAACCAGGGCCGACTCCAGGACGGATTTGGATCCGAGATTCCTCTCGTCCTCGCCCGTAACGTCATCGAGGTGGAGTCAGACCCTGAAACCGCGTACTCCCCAATCCGCCGGGCCGACGCAGTCGGCATGCACGCCGCGCAGTTTATTAACACCGCAATCTGGAGCTAATTCCCCGTTATGTTACTCCCTTCCAACGTATCCACCAATAAATTCGCGTCACCGACAAGCGTCGAGGGTGCAGAAGCCGGCAGGCTGATTACCGTGCCTACAACCACCGGCACGCCAGAAGATTACCAGAAGGTATTTGTGCTAGTTACCTCGCTACTGTTGTGTAACAAAACTACCACTAACCTGGCCGTATCAGCCAAAATCATCAACGGTATCACCAGCGCCTACATTCTCAACAATCTTAATCTACCCCCTAACACCTCCTACGATGTTATCAACGGCAACAAGTTCACGTTGAAAGAAGGTGATCAACTGTTTGTTTGGCATGGTAGTACAGCTTCTAACGCCCTAGACACCGTACTTTCCTACACCCTGCACCGTCCCCTAACCACCTACGATATCTGACATGCTTGAAAATATTTACCGTGTCGACGGCAAATACCCCGACCCATATCAAATCGAGCAAGAGTTAAACTCACTACAAAATGACCCGGTACGAGAGAAAGAACTTAAGCAGTCGTTATCCGAATTAGCGGATTCTGGCCTCAGTTCCCATCCACTCCTCGGCCGGTTTTTCGTTGAAAGCTAAAGTAGAGGATATTTCGCATGCGGTACATACCGGAGAGGTCAGGGGACGTTGTAGTCCAGGTTCCAGAAGATCGGAACGCGTACGTTAATGTACGAAATCTCGGGGCGACTGGACGAGGTGATCTAGAATTTACTGGAACAATAACAGATATTAGCGATAACATAGTTACTATTTCAAGCATTGATGACGGAGAAGGTAACTCGTTATTTCAGTACCAGGACGTGCTGAAGTCTGGCACGGGTCTGCAGGTATTTTCATACGACTCCCCAACTGTTGCCGACACCCCTATTCTCTCCGTATCAGCCCACACCTCCGTCGGTGTTGATTTCTCAAATTCACCTGGCACTAACTTCAACCTAGCCCCGTTAACTTATTACGTCTTCGGATTCGATCCACAAAACGGTCGCTTGCCGTTCTTTCGATCGACTGTAAATGTCGGTACTAAAGTCCTGAATCCGGACCTTTGGGGAACCGAGCAATACGTTCAACTCACTTTCTCCCGAACCACCCAGTACGCATTGCCAGTCATCTACCGAGTCTGGGGCAACCGAGTAGATTTTCTCGGCGTTATCGGAAATAACAAAGTCGGCTACCCGGGTTCGGGGAATAACGTCTTTCGCGACCTCGGTCTACTTGAAATTCCAGGGTGGGAGTCCGACCCCGTCCTCCCCTCTTACCTGTCCAACGTATTCTCCGTTGCCGGATCTGAGGTAACACAAGTCCGGAGAGTGCGAGGTCGGGAGCGGTTACGGATCATCCCGAATCCACTAGGCTCTTTGCCCAGCTACATTCAATGTACCGGGATTTCTATCGGTAGTCAACTTGCCGCCGGCCACACTGCTCGCTTCGTCATCGACGACACCGAATCCGTCCGTAACGCACTGTCTCTCGCTGCGTCCGGCTCAATCAAAGAGGTGTTTTTCCCAGCCGGAATTTACAATATCTCCGATACGTCGTTTGTTAATACGTCACAGTCTGATTTCTCCAACCTTTCACTTCGAGGCATTGGTGACGGTTCGGTCATTAGGCGTCTTGCGTGCACGTTAAGTAATCCGACAACCCCTGGCGTTTTAAACTTTACCGGTGAATCAGTATCACCAAGAGTTTCTGGCATCCGTATCCGTTCAATTGCGATCGACGGTAACCGAAGCGAATCGTTTTCTCAGGTATCACCGATCACGTCGGAAGTAGGACTACAAATTAAATACGGGGATAACATCATCATTAACGACTGCACGGTGGCCGAATGCGGTGGAGGCGGAATCGCACTATACGGCACACGTGGCGCGGCTATTACCAACAACACGGTACAGTTTACCGGCCGCGCCTACGAACAAACCGTATCACCACTACTAATCGATACAAGCGAAAACATCGTCGCGCAAGGCAATCGTTTAGAATTCGCAACCACCGGACCCAGAGTTGTCAGTACCGAGTACAGCACAATTAACGGTAACATTATTCGGTCGTGTGGGGATGCCGGACTGAAACTTGAAAACTCGTTCCAATGGAACGCGCAGGGTAACCTGGCCTACAGCGACAATGACTCCGTCATCCGTTCCATCGATACCTACAACAACGAATACAGCAAAGCAGCAATTGAGGTTCGTCAAGGTATTGCTCTTGACCCTGTGTACATGACTGTAACGTTGGGTGGCGAGTCTGTCGGTATTGTCAAGAACTCGATAAACGCGGACATTTTCGCGTTAAATGCAGCAGGCATTAAAACTACTCCCGCCATCGGATCTTTCCGGGTACTCGAAACCGCCGCACAACTCGAGGCTGGTATTTTTTCCCTGACTCTTCCCGGCACCACAACCGCAACGGTAGGTGGTAAAACCATACCTGCGACAAACACGCTAACTAACGTTAGTGGGTACATGTACGAGGTCACCTCGACCGTGTTGATTGGTAATGGATCTCGAGGATTTTCACCACTATCTATCTGCAGCGCGACAATCGGTGGTAACCCATACATCGCTATCGCTCTGCGAAACCCTAGTGATCTGTTAAGTTTCCAAATATATTCGGCTACCAGCACCGAAAACGATAAGATCCGAATCTCCGGCTTCAGCAACTCTGGTCTTAATGCTTGGGATCAAACCTCTGCGTACACCGTAGTCGGTATCGATTCCGATACTAATTCCCTCCTTCTAAATCCTATCTCCGGCCTCTCACTGTCATCTACCCCTGTCGAATTCCTGGGCGGCTCATTGTTTATCGTTCGCTCTAACTACTTCGTCGCTGACGGCAACCTAATCGCCCACTCCTTTTGATCCCCATGGCTAACAAACAAACGATTATTGGTAAAACCGCCCCGGTACCCCTCGGTCAACAAAAGGCGGTCAATTCACTCCCAGTCGTATTCGCGGAGGATCAGCCCCCGATTCCGGTTGAAGAACAGAACAAGATCCAGTCGGAGGTGGCGTTAAGCCTGCTCGGCATCCCCAGGGCCGAAGTCGCGCTAGGCATCTTCGCTGACGTCAACACCTACGACGTCAACCCCTCAGAATGGTCGCAAATTCCTCTTGAAAACGATCCGGATACCGGAACAGGCGTAAACCACCTTGAGCGTGAGGCGGGCGCGGAGCTAGTCGCGAGCGAAGGCCGGACGACCGTACTGACATCGAAACGGTTCTTCCGTTACCAGCCCGGCCGAGTTTCGTCTTCGACCATGGGCGTCAAAATGAATCGAACGTTATCCACATACGACGAAGCGACCCCCAACCGCAACATCATGAAAGGTGCGCCGACCATTAAAAAATGGGGCATCTTTGATAAGTTTGACGGCTACTATTTCGAAATCGTTAACAGTGGTGATAACAACGACTTCCGGTGTATTAGACGGACTCAAGCCCTGACCCCATCGCAACCTACGGGCATCGAGTCAACTGGCGACGCATGGAACAAGGTCGCAGCGTTGAGTGGTACAAGCAATATTAAAGGTGGCAACTGGGGAGTGGTTGGTGTCGATCCAGTTATTTACCGTAACGGGCTATGCTATGTCGCCGCCGCTATCTACGATCCGAGCTTGTGCTACAGCCCGTCTAATGTCCGTGCTGTTGAATCTGCTCCTAACACCTTGTCCGACTACGAGCCGAATTCTGGCTATGCAGTCCGTCTCGCATATCGAAATAGCGCTGGCGCATTTGTCGAACACCTAGCCGGCCGTCAGTTTCAATTCCCTCTTGATCAACGTGAGCCAAGCACATTTACGACTTTGGAGTATGAGGGCTGGAAAACTAACAACCAGTTCCTGAAGCCCGCATCCCAGTACATCCGCCTAGACGCTCATTGTCGATGGGAAGATATTGTTACGAATCTGAGTAGAGGTGGTGGAGCTGACTTTACATCCGAAATTGCTTTGTCCGGCGACGCTCTTAGTGTTGCGGTTAATAACGCGAGATTCGGGTATGATACCGATCCTTCAGAAGCGAATAGCGGAGTTAAAGTCTGGAACCTGCTGGTGACGGTTCAAGGTGGAACACAGATCTCTAACGGAGAATTCGACGCCGCTTTTGATACCGATTCTCACCGCAGCGCGGGCAAAGAGTACAATACCGAATCGACTGACCCCGGAACCAGAAACGTCACCTTAAAGGAGTGGTTTAAGATTTGTGTTCCGCCTCAATACCGCACAGTGTACGAGTGGCGTCCGGTTCGTGCTATGTTCAGCAACGACCAACTCAATGGTCGTAGCGACAACATTGTCCGTTGGTCTGACGTCTCCACCGCCAACGTCGACCCGACAGTCATCGGCGTCAAACGTCCTGGCGACCAAATCGAATTAAACGGACAAACCCTTACCGATGCCTCTGTATACGATGTCGACTTTACCAAAGTAACCATGTGGAAAATCGATTTCTCATGGTACGGCGCAGTCGGCGCATTGTTCCTTTGTTACGTCCCTGTAGCCAATGGTGAAGCGAGGTGGGTACGAGTACACCACATGCGGGCATCGAACCAACTCGACGTAGCGTCGTTAGGTAATGCGACACTTCCCATCACTTACCTCACCCATTCCGGGCTAAGCAACGGGCTACCGAACAACAAAAGCACACTAGTAAAATACGGTGCATCGTACTACATTGACGGTGGCGACAAGGGCACCGTTAAGTTGCTGTCTAAATCGTCCGATTACGCTAAATCCGTGTCGTATGGTGGTATCAAAACTTCTGTAGCTACCGTACCAGCCAGTAACTACTTCAGCATCCTTGCAAGCACGGTACCCCAAGCGGATAAAGACCAACTAGTTGGTGCGTATCTAAAGGCCGATACTACAATGCGAGTAATCTGGGTAGAAAACGACGGAGGTAGCAATGTCCGACTATATTTCAATAAATCAACAACTTTCCTAAGCAACGGCAGTTCAATCGAACTTATTGTACCACGTCGCCAACGAGCAATGGTTGCGCTGAGGGCCAAGGACGAAGTATCAAACACAACCGGTACACCGATCCGCAACCGAATCCAGCTTTACCCGATCAAATACGGCATTGGTATTACCGACCCCAGCACTGATAGTAATATCGTCACGGTCAATTTTATCAAAAATCCCCTACTGATCACTAACAACCTTAACAACTCCGCACTTTCACAGTCCTACGCTATCACGCTTTATAGTATCTCCGGCTCCCCCCAATTTGGCTTTAATCTCGGATCCGGTACTGTTCCTAGAGAAATTATCTCCGGTACAAACATCTCCAGCGGTGATTTCACCACCCTCCAAGGATTGCTTAGTGCTGATGGCTCGTACCTACACGCATACATGAGGGGAATTGGTACCGGATCGGTGCCGGTAGGTGGTTTCCCCACCAATCCCTCTGTATCCGAAACTTCAATTCTCGTTCGCTTTTTCCGTAAAGGGTCTAAGTATTACGTTCAAAACTATACCGCGCAGAACGAGCCGGTAACTGTATACGGATCCGTGCTTCCAGTCAGAATGTATACGTTTAATACCCAAGGTACAATCACCCCGTTTACCGGTGATTTTACTCATACTAAGTACGAAGACCAGAAAAAATGGAACGAGACAGAGCGGGTTGGTAGTTTTGAATCCATCGCGCAACTATCAGGTGCGTCAGTATCTCAAGACTTCCGTCTTGCGCCAGTTGCAAACACGGGCAGTATCATCTTCTCCTTGTATAGTAATGCCGGCGGCGCACAATACGACCTAACCGACTACTTTGCCTACAACAAAGAATACATCTCGTACCCTCTTACTAACGAAGTTGACATTCTCTGCGCATATGCGATGTGGGAATCAACATCGGCGACCAGCCAACCATCGACTCAACTTTCTATTGTCAACTCTCTAACCTGGGAGGAGCAGTGATCAATGGCCGGCAAACAATCAATCCGGGCAGACAAGACACCACCTCGTAAAAGTCGCGGTGTCAAGCAGATGGTCGATATCAGGGGCTTCGCTTTGGCTACCGAACAAGGCGCACCACTGGTTACAGAGAAAGACGAGTATCGGTTAAGTGAGTATGGGGCTGATACAGCTCCGAGTGTCGTAGTAAACTCCGACTCGTATCAGGCCGACGGCCTAAGCACAGCGAATAATTTTAGTAAAGGCTCCCCTGCTGCTCTCCCTATTGTCGAACGCTTTGCGGAGCAAAGCGAGGTGTCACGGTCATTGCTGGGTATCAATCGCGAAACCACACAACAAGGCCTGTTTGGAAACGTATCGACATACGGACTCGACCCCAAGGATTGGCGTATTGATAGTGGCGGTTACGGAGATGGTGACTCAGCAGGGTGGTGGTGGACACGACGTCCGAGTTCAACTGGGAACTATTATCCGACAAGTTTCGACGAAGACGAAAGAAACGCGGCGATAGTGTTATCGTCCAACCCGACCCCGTTCCTCGAACCTCCACGTCCAGGTATCCAGGACCAACTTATTAACCCAGGAGGAGGTGAACGCTATACCGGATGGGGGCAATACCTTAACTCTATTGTCGCGTTATATCTCTTTCGGTATGTTGTTGAAAACTTCACACAGTCACAATGGGAACAATTTAACCTTGGGTACCTGCTTACCACATACCCTCCTACTATAGGTGGTAACGGTACCTACACATTTAACGAACTATACTGGGATAAAATTTGGTTAGACATCAAACAGAACCGCTTCGGTCCAATAAGCAATTACCCAATTATTCCTAGCGGACGCGCTTATAACTTTAATACGACGACGGTTGAAGATTGGCGTGGTAGTGAGTCGTTATGGGGTGCGAGCGGAGTCATCATTCCTGAAGCGACTGCTAGGTTGCCTCAAGATCTCAATGTCTCCTGGGATTCGTTTTTCTTTAGCAGCACGCGCGTTTACTATCCCTCCGGCCGCCCAGAAGACCGTGGTCATTACCGTATCCGAACAAATCCAACTCCGGAGCTATGGGAAAAGTATTTCGGATTAGATTGGAACCTGCTCCGCACCGATCTTAAGAACTGGGAGTTCACCGTACACCCAAACGAATCCAGCGTAACCGCTCTCGAACGTGATCTTAAACTACCCTACTTCATTCTAGACACTCCCGTTGTCGCTGACCGGACAAACAATGTCTTTTCGGACTCCTGGCCGTCCGAATCATTTGGTGAACAAATAGATCTGCCTACTGATACTAATCGGATCGGCGGTGTACAAGGTATTCGTAGCGAAATTACTTTAAAATCTATCCGCTCATTCCGTTACCAGCCCGGACGCATCAGCGGATTTACGTACGGCGTCAAAGTCAGTGAAATCGGAGCCGGTCCGGGAACCGTTCTCGAATTTGGTATTGAAAACGATACCGACTCGTATATGTTCCGCCTTAGTAACGGTGCGAATTTTTCTGTTGTCCGCCGATCCACCGTTCCGTTAGAAGATACCGTATTTCTGCAGAATGCGAATTACCGGGATAACACCCGTACCATTGTTCGTAATGGCCAAGTTCAATACGAAACAGTGATCGAGCAAAAGATCATGAATGGAGATCCGTTAGGGGGGGAAGGAGAAACAGGATATATTCTTAACCCTGACACCGTGACCATGTACAAGATCGAGTTCGGTTGGTACGGTGCAATTGGGGCAAGATTCTATGCGTACGTACCCGTTGAGAACGACGAGTGTCGGTGGGTAACTCTGCATACCCTTGTAATCGAAAACCAGCTCGGCCAACCTTGCCTTGCCGATCCGTTTTTCTACTTTAAGTATCGCCTACTGATCTCTGACTCTTCCACTATCCGTGTCGATCAGTATGTGTATAAGTTTGGTGCGTCGTACTATATTGACGGGTATGATAAAGGTACGTTATACAGTCTAAACGCACAATCGAAAGTTCAGTATCTCCCTAGTCCAGGATTCTCTGAGTCTAAAACCCAGCTTAATGCCATCGACTGGACGACGTTAATGGGTGTCAAACCTAGACAGTTTCTCGTCAATCGCTTCGGATCCGAACTCTACAATAAGAAAGAGATATTCCCAGAAAACGCATTTGTATACAGTCAGAGGGACTGTGAGATCAAGATTGTTAGGCAAAGGGGGTGTCCGGAGTGGGCGTATACACATCAAGAAGGGTATGAATGGAAACAACTACCGGAAAGCAGACGTCTTAAAGGAAAATTCACTATCGATCCGTACTTTACTCTAGACCGACCGGCCATCGGAATATCAAGTACCGACGCATCGAGTTATAGTGCGGTAGCGGCGTATAGTACGGCATCGGTTGGAGGATTTCGCAGCCCGGCCAGTTCAAGTAACTGGAGCGTTATTGGAGACCAAGTCGTAAGAGTTATTGGGAACGACCTTTATGCACTATTTCCCGCCACTCAAAAGGATTTTAGTAGCGGATCTTTAACTATTAAGTTACAAAGAGACGCAACGTCAAACGTGTATCTTTCTAGCCGAAATACGTTACCATCTTCGTCTAACGTCTATCTTCCTTTCCTTTACGCTCCTGTCGCCCCATACGAAACCGGATACGACATTGAGTTTGATTATTTTCGCCGTGATCAAATCCTTCTAAGTACTGTCGACGTACTTAGCGATGAGTTTTATATTTACTGGGTAGGCGGATCGGAAACAGGTTTAGACTCTTCTCACTCTTCTTCGCTCCGTTTCGGATTTGTATGGCCTGAAACAACTGACTCCGGCAACGATCTTTACGCGACAACACCAGATGTCAACTGGGGAATCGAGCCGACTGCAGTGTGGGATGGTCAGAATTTTTACGAAGGATTACCGTATGACTTTGTAAATAACCATCAAAACAATATCTTGTACATTGAGACTAACCCTCTCGTATCTGTTGATACTTATAACCTAGAGTCCGGTGAATTTACCTCATACTCCGGTTTAACCGACCTTGACGATCAACGTATCTCCGTCCCTGGTATCGAGGGCGGCCCTTGTCGCGGTTTGTTTTGTAAAGCTGGCCGTGAATTGCGTAGCGACGTCAGCATTATCGCTGAAGTTGACTCAGAGACCTCTGTAACAACCTATTACGTATCCGACACCAATTCCCCTTGGCCAAACTTGGGTGAACCGTACACAATCACCTTAGTCCAAGGCGGTTCGACCGCAAATGTTTCGACAACTGGAGGAATTACCAGGGTTGTCGATGACGGCGTCACTCTTTACCTGCTACCCATCGGTAACTCTTTACCTGGAGGTATAGCGGTTGGTAGCGTTACCGTATTCTATAATGTCGTATATATCGCAAATATCGATAAACGTTCTAGGGTTAGACAGATTCTTGTCTCTAAAATCGCACCGGGAAATGTCCCGTTTATCCGTGTATTTGTACAAGGACGTCAAGGAGCGAAACTTGGAGGTCTTTGGGTCGGTCAAAAAACGATGAATGGTGTCGACGTTAGACCATTTACCCCCCACCGCTCAACTGTATCAATTTCAGATTCTGGAACTCCCGATTACCATAGCCAATGGTCAGCTAGTCCGCAGTCTAACGGCGCAGTAAAATCGATTACTACTTACACCCAGACCGATCTTCTTAACCTATCTACCGCTCCGACAATTAACGCAAGCGAATCGACCCTAGATACGTATAAGTCTATCCACACCAACCCTCGTAAGTGCGGCAGCTTCTTCTCCCCTGGAGGGACTAACTCAGCCGGAATATTTACGAACTCACAGTATCCGTTAAGATACTTAACTAATCCCAGTCAAGCTATCCCACTGGCAACATATTACATTTCCGCTAATACACCGACCGAGATTGATTTGAATACGGTGTTTAATATCTCCGCTGAGAGCATTGTCAACGAAGACGATGGGAATCTCGCAACATTTTTCATCGCTCGGTCACTCGGTAACCATAACGAAACTAGTAATGAAATTTACATGTCCCTTAACTACACTGAGCAATAGTCGTTGAAAGCTCTATAGAGAGTAGCTTATTTGTTGGTGGATGGCGGATTCCTTTTTTCCAGGATTTGGCAGGTTTTCTCGGCCAGACATCGGATTAGTTTCCGACAGCACGGCTAATCTTGCGGAAATTTTTGATTCCGATAAACGTGATGCGTTACGGAATATATTAATTCGCCCAGAGATTCTCGATCGTCTATATGGTGTCTCAGAACCAATAACCCGCGAAGATCTACGATCCGCATCGGGCCTATCTCGTCTTCTTTTACCATCGCTTCATCAGATCCACACTGTCTATAATGACAGTATTCCAACTCGACTTTATATCAACAAGGAATACTATAGTCCGGAGTTTCATCTTGGCGGTATAGGGTCACCTAGTCAAAATACACCAAACGTTATAATCTTTAACGGATCCATTCAATGTTCGGGCGCACAGTATAGGACAAATACGATAGGGGAATTGCTTTTTTCTAATCCGTCGAGAAAAAATGTCGCGTTGTCAACATCCAGAGCTAGTCTATTTAACGCTGAAACTGATCCGAACAATGTTGGTTATTTTTTAAGTGCGTTGTATCCCGGATCGATTAGGGTTCGACGCCGTTCCCACGTCAACCGTATTATTCTGCCTAAATCCTCCTTTTTAACCAAATCACCGGTTGTTGAAAACCCATCTCATGCGATTACAGTAAATATCGACAACGGCAACACCGGGGCTACGGTACCCGTACGACTATTAGCAACCAAAAATACGCCGTTACGGGTATACTGCCGATTAGCAACAGGTCAAATACGTTTTACATTTACTGATTCAACCGCTCCGTACTTTTTTGGTTATCAGATTCAACCGGCACAACAACGACCCAACTCTCCGCTAGTTGAATTTCTTCCTGTCACTCAACAAACACAAACAGAAGGTTCGACAACGTTCACGTTAAATATTGATATCACAACAACCGGTTATCAAAACCTCTACGATCTGTACCTGTACCTTTACGTTAATCCGGAAAAAGTCAAAGGAATCGAATTCTCCGGTATCGATGTTCGCGAATTCCCCGACCGAAAAGATCTGGGACTAATTGGTTTCAATAACCTGGAGACCTTTGCAATGTCTGGCGGATCGATGACCGTTCTGCCACTATGGCTTAAAACCCTTGGAACCAAACTCCGTACTTTGGATTTGTCTGGTTCAGGGGATACATGGCGCAGCGGTCCGATGGGGTGGTTTGACTACAGAGATAGCTCGGCAACACCATCGTTTTCATTCCCCCTCTATACAGGTATCAGCTACCTGACGGTCCCAAAGACCGGTGCGATTGTCAACGAAGATGGGGATGACTGGTCGGATACATTGTTCGAGAAGTATGTCCTTAATCAGTCTCGCACCGCTGGAACCGACTATCGACAATTCTCCGCTCTGAATACTCTTTCGCTCGGAGACAGGTTTTATGGCTTTAGCCCACGTTTCGATGACGTATTTCCAGATCTAAGAAACCTGTCTTGGTCGAGAAAAGGAGGTCGATCTTACAGATTTCTTTTTGGCTCATTGCCAAAAATGAGTAACAATGGTAATTTACTCAGTTACGACATAGAAGCTTCTGGTGCGTCTGGTAGCTTACTTGATATCGGTACTTCGACAAACCCATCAAATAACGGCCACGTATCTAAATACAAGTTCGTAAACTTTAATGTAGGAGGCCAATACTTTATAACAAACAATATCTCCGGTTATATCGGTAATCCTAGTGAAAACTGGTCGGCATGGCGAACCAACACTGTGGGAATTAATATGGTGTACACCGGCTCCGGATTGTCAATAAATCTTCAAAATTCCACATGGGAAAACCTAATCACCCTTGACGCTGCTTTCTCCGGAGGTGCGCAGTTTACTACTCCTGCCTCCCCGCTTCGCATTCCAAAACTTCGCACCCTCTCTCTATACGGATCTGGTACAACTGGGGCGATGCCACAACTAGGCACTACGTTAGATACTGGGGCACTGGAATCAATTAGCATCGGAGCGTGTAACGGAATTAGTGCAGTCGTATCAAATACGGTTAACTACCTACTCCCAGAGAACTTCGCCTCAATTCGTCCGGAGGGTAGTGAGCATAAAATTTCCTCTTTTGAGGTTAGTTACTTCGCTCCCTCGTATCGATTTAGAGAAAAAGATCTGGTAAACTTGGTAAACCTGTCGTCCTTTAATTCACAGTATAGCGGATTAACTGGAAAGTTCCCAATATTCCCTTTAAAATTAAAGTACGAAACAGATACCAAAGAAATCAATATCTATTCTGCCGCTTGTAGTTTTAACGATCTCAGAAATCTTAGCATCAATACGTCAAATTTTTACTTTGCGAGAGATGTAAGAAACCTGGTCTTGTGGTCACAGAATCCGTCTGGCGGCGGAGCGTTACTGCCTAATTTCTCCGGAACTTCGACTACCAACTTACAAACAGTAGACATTAGTAACTCTCAACCATCCACGTACCGTTCAGACTGGTCAGTACCAGGGCTACGGGATTCAGTTGTCCGTGCTACTGATGCCCCAACAGAAGTTGCCGGTCTCTCTCTTACACGTTCAACCCAGCCTGACCCAGCCGATAACGTTTACGTCCTTACTGGTACTAGTAATTTTAGGCAGCTTGTTCAGGTTGGAGATGGAATTCGAACGTCTTCGAACGGTCCGGTTGTTTCCAGAGTCGTATCAGTTTACGACACAAGTGTAGTAATTGACTCGGACATCTCTGGTACTTTACCATCCCCCTTGTACTTTTCCCGCCAAACTAATGATATTTCTACGTGGTTTGAGAATGGATTTAGCAGTCTGCTTCTATTCCGAGCATCGAATTGTAAACTATCTGGGACTCTTAACATTCGCAACGGTTTCGGTTCAATTCGCGACGATTCGTACTCGGCATTAGACTTAAGCGTAAATGGCATATCAGGATATGTAATCGGGTCGTTGGGCAGAGTATTTTCTGGTAATTCACGAAAAATTACCGTAGACCTTTCAAGCAATAGTCTTTCAACTGATTCAATTCGGGATATAGTATCTGAAATCTCCTCTATCGATTCTTCCCAACGTTTCAGTAACTGCAGAGTCCGTTTGTCGTTAAACAAGTTAGATGCTAGTGGAAAGTATTCTAACTACACACAAAACGAAATCTTTCCGGTTACCGTTTCTGCTGGTAACGATGTAATAACCTCCTTGTATCGAGACGAACTG